AGATATGATCGCGAGAGGTCGGATTTAATTCTTTGAGTCTTGTGAAGGTTGCACCTTCGATGTAGCCGCTAGTTTTGTTATTTCGCTTTGGAGTGAATTCAGCTCCTGCGACGTAAGGGTGTCTTGAGCGAAGTACTTCTTCAAGATCTTGAAGTTCCTGTTGGAGAGTCGATGCAAGTTGCCATGCAGACCGTTCATCGAAATACCATCCATGTCTTTCTTGTTCAGATAGAATTTGCGCAACCTTGTGCTCTAACGTGACCCACTCAGGTAGGGGTGGAAGTGGTCGCATAATTTGGTTGTTACTTTTACGTCTTGTTCGCAGTAATCCTGCATTTCTTGTGACCACTCTTTCCAATCAGTGGTCTTACCAAACTCTCCCTTGTATTCACCAAGGCGGTATCCATAGGCTTCAAGAGAGTGTCTACCACGTAGTTGCAGTGGGAAACGACTATTGGTATCTTGTTTGTCTATCTCGAACCTATCCGCGTGATATAACCGCGACAGAAGTAGGGTGTCAACGACCAAGGCTTTGGACGCAAACCACGGATAGATTTTTTCAATAACTGGAATGTCATACGAAATAACATTGTGACCGCAGATAATGTCTGCTTCTTCAAGCAGCTGTATGCCGCGGACGATCGGTTCTTCAGAACCCTCATCATTAAATACATACGTTTCATCAGCTTCCGAGTCGTAAATGACCAAACAGTGAATACGGGTAACATCATTTAGAAGACCGTCCGTCTCCAGGTCGAACACCAGCATTTTTCCAAATGTAAGTTTTGTCGATAAATTGTGCTTTCTTTACCATCTCCTCAGTAGGAGGATTAGGACGTTTAAAAATCGGTGCCTGCATCGAATTGTTCTGATTCATAGAATTTGCACTTTTCTTTGTCATATTTCAGTTGGCACGCGATGCCAGTTTCCCCAGTAAAGCGATTCTTGAGGATTCGCACTGTTGTATCAGCGTGTTCATCTGAACTCTGTTGATCTCTTTCGAGCCCAATAACTGCGTCAGAGATTTGGCTAATGCTGTGACTTCCGCGCAGCTGTCCAAGTGAAACTTTTGCTCCATCTTCATGTCCTTTGTCGCCCTGTGCTCTACGTAAGTGAGACACCAGGAACATTGAAATACCAGTTTCCTCACACAGTGACCTAAGCTTGGTCATTGTGGTGTCTATCATCTTCCGCTCATCCCCATCTAAACCTGACAGCAGAATGCTGAGGTGATCTAGAAATACAATCCTGCAGTCGAGCCCTGCAGCGAGGTAGCGAATTCGGGAGATAATATTATCAGGATCGAAAGACCCAAAACCGTCAAAAAGAAAAAGGTTCCACTCAGCAAGAGTCCTTTGATAAGCCTCGGTGAGATCAGATCGTTCATGTGTTCCTATGTGAAATTGTTTTCCGCAAGCTGCGGACATCAGCCCTAAGGCTGTTCGTCGGTTTGACTCTTCAAGTGCCACGTACCCAACTCGTTCCCCTTTACTGAGGAAGTGAGTTGCAAGTTCACGGCAGAGGGATGACTTTCCTTGACCAGTTCCAGAAGTAATCGTGACAAGTTCTCCTGCCCTGACCCCTTGTAACTTCTCTTGTAATCCTGGGTATGGGTACTCATGTATGCAATCCTGTTGTGGTTCAATTACAAGGGAAAGTAGAGATTTCCCATCAACAATTCCATCTGGCTTATAAAGTTCTGCATCCCAAATTGCCTGACGTACTGCCTCAAGGTTGTTGTCTTGTGCAGCTTCAGATGGATCTTTATAACCCTTTAGATTAGCAATCTTGACTTTGCCAGGTGGCAGCACACTTGCTGCTTCCTGTGTAGCTTTTCTACCTGCATCATCATTGTCAAAGAAAAGGACTACTTCATCCCAATTTTCAAGCCACTCATAGTTATGCTTGATTGACTTTTTGGCCGCTGCAGCACCATAAGGAAGTGATACAGCTTCCCAGGTAGGGAAAGCTTCTCTACATGTGGCAGCATCAAGCTCACCTTCGCAGATAACCATTCTCTTACCTTTATGTCGGAAGAGGTGTTGGCCGAAAAATTTTCCGTCAGATTCTCCTTCGTATCGAAACTCCTTGTCTTTTGTCTTGGTTTTTATCCCAAGATTTCGTCCACTGCCATCTCGATAATGGAAGCATAGGATTTCTCCATCGGCATGGATACCATACTCTTCACATACTCTTTCAGAAATTCCTCGCTTTGATAGTCGCCGAGCAACTCCTCTTGATTCCATTCGTTGTACATAGGTGGTTTTGTGATTGTGAACATTGCCGTCTCCGCCTTTCCAGGTGTGACAAACAAAACAGAAGGTGTGCCCATCGGTGTACAAACTATTGCCATCAGATGACCCACACTCTTCACAAGGTATGTGCCGCTCAAACTCGCTTGTCATAGCAACCAGTCAAGCGGAATGTTTGCCCATGATGACCATGGGATGCCAAGCTTTTCACAGTACTTGGCGTATGTTGTCTTAGATTTTTTACTGATTTTATTAAACGGTGCCTGAAAGACCATGCGTAGATCGATGTCAGGATTCTGTTGTTTAACAGCTTTGACTTTTCTCCGATCAGCAGCATCCCAATATCCTTTACATTCCAACCAGACCCCATTCGGAAGAACGAAGTCTGGCGTATAGGAATGATGTATTACATATGGGATCTTGGTGCTTTCGTATTCATACTTGACACCTAGCTCGACGAGAAGGTCAGCAACCTTCTCCTCCAGACCAGATCTGAATGCCATTTACATAGGGTGATTTTTTAATGTAAGAAACGCCGCGATACTTCAGAACCTGCTCTATTTGAGCAGCTTTTTGTTCACGAACACGTTGACGAAGTTCAACTTGAGACATGATAGTTCTCCAAAGTACCTACTCCCCGTTCCATGAGTAGGCGTCATGCGTCCAATTCTGCTTCAAGCACCATTTTGGTAAACTGAAGTTCTAAGAATTCAATATCAAGCTGTTCCTGTGGATGACCACCAGGCCAGTGCTTTTTATAATCCTTTAGAGCATCTCGAATAATACGAGCGCCACCATCATCTACTTGAATGTCAAACATAGGATGAACGTACGTTTCTTAGCCGATCGCTGGTGCTTTGTGAGTAGCTAGATCCAGCGGGAAGTTATGTGCATTTCGCTCGTGCATAACCTCAAAGCCAAGGTTTGCACGATTGAGAATATCAGCCCAGGTATTTACAACATGACCTTGGGCTTGAATGGATTGATTGAAATTAAAACCATTTAGGTTGAACGCCATGGTAGAAACACCAAGAGCAGCAAACCAAATGCCAACAACAGGCCAGGCAGCCAAGAAGAAATGAAGGCTGCGGCTATTATTAAAAGAGGCATACTGAAATATAAGGCGTCCAAAATAGCCGTGGGCCGCGACGATGTTATACGTCTCTTCTTCCTGCCCGAATTTGTATCCATAGTTTTGACTTACAACTTCAGTCGTTTCACGAATGAGCGAAGAAGTAACAAGACTTCCGTGCATAGCCGAGAACAAAGCACCGCCAAATACACCAGCAACTCCCAACATGTGGAAGGGGTGCATGAGGATGTTATGTTCCGCTTGAAAAACAAGCATGTAATTAAAAGTACCGGAAATGCCAAGAGGCATACCGTCAGAAAAGCTGCCCTGTCCAAAAGGATAAACAAGGAAGACAGCGGTCGCCGCAGCGACAGGTGCAGAGTAGGCAACAAAGATCCAGGGCCTCATCCCTAGTCGATAACTAAGTTCCCATTCGCGTCCCATGTAAGCAAAGACGCCAATGAGGAAGTGGAATACGACAAGTTGATATGGACCCCCGTTGTAGAGCCATTCATCAAGTGTATTAGCTTCCCAAATTGGGTAGAAGTGTAGTCCGATGGCATTGCTGCTCGGAACGACGGCTCCCGATATGATGTTGTTTCCATACA